GTTCTTCTTTTCTCATTTTAGTTCTGCTATCCATCGCCATGCGACGTTTGAACTGCTTATCTGCTTCTGCAGAATCACCCTTATATTGAGCACGATGATCGGCATCATATGCCTTTTTCTTTGCTCTATCAACTTTCATTTGACGTTCTTTAGTCATAGGCTCATATGCCTCTGATTCCACTTCCTCTTTCTTATACTGAGGATGATCATCCATCTTCATTCCACGTTTTTTCTCAAGACGTGCCTTACGTTCTTCAGTTCCTTTCTCAGGATCTATATCACGGACACCTTCTTCTACTTCTTGAGGGGAATAAACAGAAGCATATGCTTCTGCTAATTTTTGGAGATCAGTATAATCCATCGAAACTTTTTTACATTTTCTAAGATTATTTATTATTTTAATCGTCTCCAAATGTAAAGTGTCCAAAGGATCCACTATCTCCATGATTCCTATTTTCTAGTTTATCTAATACCTCATCCATTTTAATGATAGTATCAATCTTACTAATTAATTCAGAGATAACTCCACATACCATAGGACGTTCTTGTCTTGCAGCAAAAGCAAGGGCATTTCTAAGATTTGATTCTGCTTCTTTCAAAGAATCTTCAACTGATTTAGATAAAGTCATCAAACATCTCCTTCTTTACGATTTTCAGAATAGTGGACATCAAAGTTACCACCAGGATAACGTGCAAGTAATTTCTCAACATTCATCTCCATAACCTCATCAAGAGAAATATTAAGACCAATACATGCTTGAGCAACATACCACATGATATCACCAAGTTCACGTTTCAGGTGGAACAGATTATCTTCCGATGGTTCTTTACCTTGGAAAATAATCTTCTTTACAACTTCAGTAAACTCACCTGCTTCTGCAGACATACCTACAGCAGCAGTAAGCAGTCTCTGAGTAGGAAAATCTTTGTTTTTGAGATACTCAAGACGCTCAAAGAATACACTTTCCTCTTTACTTTCTTGAGAAGTAACTTCATTTACAAACTCAACGTATTTTTGGGTATCAACTTTATTTTGAGACATAGTGGATTTCACTCCTTTAGGTGTTTCTTCTTTATTAATTGAAATAGTCATGAATTTAAATTCTCCAAATTTATCCTTAAATGATTTTACTGATGCTCTACAAGAGATGTAGTTGGGACGACAATTTTATACCTGTAATTCTCATATCCCTTGGTTCTCGCATCTTAAACTCTGCCTTTTCTTGTTTTACATCTATAAATCCTGCAGATTTAACTTCTTTAATTAATGAATCAGGAGTATAACCCCATTTATGACACATCAGAGAATCTTTGTGACTTGGATCACCATAAAGTGGCCACATAGACATTTGACCATTTTTATCGGGTGACGATGCTTTAGAAGGATTTTCTAATAACATCTGACATGCATAGAGAAGATTAGGACATTCGAGAATAATTTTTCCTCCTGGTTTAAGAATTCTTTTCCAATTAGTCAGTAATGATGCAACTTCCCAGTAATAAAAATGTTCAATTACATGAACCGCTAATATTTCGTCTGCAACTGATGTTTTGATGTCTTTTAGATCTCTTATATCTGTAATAAGATCTGGTTTTTTTAAACCTCTTTGTGATACTGTATCAACATTTATATAACCTGGAAGAATCTTGTCACCACACCCAAGGTTGTATTTAACAGATGTTTTTGTATCAGTCAAAATTTAAATCCTCCAAATTTGTCCTTAAATGATTTTGTGTTTTCATCATCATTATTATTATACTCCTCATCTTGACCATTGTCAAGAACATCATCTTGTGCAGTTTGTTCACAATCATATAATCTCATTTTTGCACGATCAATACCAACAATAAATCTTTTGAATATTGTTGCATCATTATATCTATTCTTCAACTGCTTCACCATAATTTGTCCCAACTGTTCCAACTCATCTGTTTTAATAAGGGCAAACATAAGATCAGCAGTAGCAGGGAGACCAAAGGACTCACTAGTATCAGTAAGCTCGACATCAGAGCTACCATAACCAGAACGAGTGGTCTGCGTGGCAGAAACGATAGGGACGTTTGCTTCAACAGCCAAACCTCTAAGTTCTTCAGCAATAGACTTAATATACGAATATGAATTAACAGTGCTATTTCCCCTATACCTGCTGGAAGCACATATATTAAGGTAATCAATGAAAATAATGTCAGGTCTAAATGACTTCTTAAGTGCAAGTTCATTAAGAAGTGATTTAAAATGTCCTGCATGAGCAGCAGCAGTTGGATACTCTTTAATTATAAGAGTTCCTTGAGTTTTTTTGGAAAGAGTGTTTACTTTTCTCTCAAATATAGATTTAGGCAAATCTGAAATATCTTGAATATTTACATTCAATAAGTTTGCGTCAATTCGTTCAGCAATCTTTTCTTCTGCCATCTCCATTGTAATATAGAGAACGTTCCGTCCTTGGAGCAGCACGGAGCTAGCAACGTGGCACATGAATAGAGATTTGCCGACACCTGTACCAGCAAGCGCGACGTTAAGAGTCTTGTTAGGTAAACCACCTTTCGTGATTTTGTTAAAGTATTCAAGATCAAATTCAATTTTGTCTTCTTTTCTATGATATGTTTCATATCTTTCCTCATAGTCTTGTAAGTAGTCATGTCCAATATGATTATCAAATGATACAGATAATGCATCAGATAAAATTGATGGGATAGAATCTGGTAATTTTTTATCATCATTCCCATCAGCAATTTGGATGGATTCCATTAGTGCCAAATAAATAGCACGATCTTTACACCATTTTTCTGTAGTATTAATTAACCATTGATAATCTACATTTTTTTCTGCAAGATATGAAATCTTCTCTGCCAATTCTTTGAATTGACTTTCTGTTACATCACGGCGTTTTTCAACCTCAATAGATAATATCTCTTTTGTTGGTAGTGTATCATATTCTAAAATAAATTCTGAGATAGTTTCAAAAACTATCTTTTCGTTGAAGTCATCAAAATATTCATTACGAATAAACGGTAAGGATTTTCTACAGTAATCTTCATTGAAGATCAGATTCTGTAGAATCATTACTTCCACTCGTTCTGAGGTTTCCATCACCATAACTAAACTCCTGCTTTGCGATTTCATCAAGTTGTTGCATTACTTCTTCAGTGAAGTATTTTTCAGGTTCTTTCAATATTTGTTTTCCGTAGACCTTCTTACCAAATACCTCATAACGTCCTGCGACATTTTTCCAGAGACCACCGATTTCACCGAGTTCAAGAAGACCATAATACCGATCAAGACCCCGATCATCATAATAAAGACGGATTTCAACATCTTTATTCTCCTTGCTTAGACGCGACTTAGCAGTCTTTGCTTTGATAATATTTCCAACGATTTCCGTTCCATCCTTTTCCTTTTTCTTGCTAAGATAAATGATCGTAGAGGCAGCATACTTAAGGCCACTACCACCACCCATCTCTTTAGTAGGAACATAAGAACCGATAACATCATAGGTATGATTGGTTACAATCATTGGAATGTTTGCTTGACCAAGTTTTAGAGTAAGCATACGAAATGCACCCTTAACCAATTGAGATTTGGTCATATCACGAACTTGCTTATCATTCAGTGCGTCGGTAATTTCCTTCTCTGTGGAAAGCATCCCCAAAGAGTCTAGCACAAACATGCAAGGTTTACGTTCTTCTTCAGGTGTTTTTAAATATATATCAACCGCTTTCAATGCTTTACTACGGAAATCTTCAACAGTAACAACATTGACTACTACAGTTCTATTTAGGTCTACCCCACGACTTGAGAGTAAAGACTTATTAACAGCGGCTTCAGTGTCAAAATATAAACAATAACCATCAGGATTATTATCCAAGAAGTTCTTGACGACTGCAAGGCTGAAAAAAGTTTTTCCAGTGCTAGACTCCCCAGCAATGGCAGTAATCTTATTCCCAGATACACCACCAAATATACTACCTGAAACAAGTGCGTTAAAAATGTACGAACCTGTGTCCACATAAGTTTCAGTTTCATCTATTTCTGCTGCTAATTTGGTGTAATCATCACCAATTTCTTTTACAATATCTTTCAAAAAATCCATAGAATCATATCTTTTTTTATAGTATAACAGGTGTGAAAATTAAAGTCAATCTATAAGTGTTCCGTGCTGTCTACGAATTTCTCTAAGTTCTTCAAAATTCTTCTGCTTAGTACCACCATCATATGCCCAAGCATATCCCTCTTCAATCATTTGTTCATTGAGTGACACATCTCCGTCCCCGATGTATAACCAACCCAAAAGACGACCATACTTCCCAACGCCACCGACAAGTTCAGTCCTAATAACAAGATCATCGTCACCAGCCACAGCACCTTCCAATTTCTCTTTGAGCCAGTTTGTTGCGTCGATTCCAAGTGCCTTTTCCTCCAAATCTCTTGTACGTTTTTCTGGTGTATCTACTCCTGCAACTCTAACTCGTTCTTTCTTGTAAAGATCAAATCCCAAGTCGATTGTAACATCAATCGTATCTCCATCAACTACTCTGTTGATCTCGGTCACTCGGAAGTTGTAGCAACTCTTCCGACTTGGTGGGGTCATT